CGACGAAGGGCTGCCGCTCCTGGCGACCGACATCCTACTGAAGATGCGGGGATCCCGATGAACAACAATCCGAACGACGTTGAGCTGGACCAATATTCGGAAGGGCGCATTGCTCGTTATCAGAATGAAGTGTTTGATGACAATCGGCCGCGGCCGTGGCAGCTCGGTTGGAAGGACGCAGATGAGCAAATAAATAAATTGGAAATAGATGGGGATCCCGATGAAAGTCACCGATGACGAACGCATAGAGTGGCTCGCCGGCGAGATCCGGAAGGCCCTTCAGTATCTCGACCAAGTCCCACAACGCAAGCCGGTCAAGGGCAAGGCAGAAGGCAACCCCGAGTATGCGGCCGGCTTACACGATATGGCCGAGTGGTTGCTCGAAACGGTCGAAAACGACATTAGCTACCACGCTATGCGCTCTATGCTGGAAGGCGCTATTCCGGACGACGCGCTCCCTAAGTTTTCCAGTGAACTAACATTCACCGAACGTCCGCCAGCCAAATCGAAAGGCTAGAAGAAAATGAGTGCAGCATACATTCAACAAGGCGATCGCGTCACGCTCGACATGACGATCAACGACCACACGCAGCTCCTATTGCTGCTCGGCTATGCCGCCGGCAGCATTTCAAAAGAGGACGGAGACAATAGCCCGCGTTTCTGGAGAGCTATCGATCTTGTCAACCGACTCAATGAAGGTAATCCTCGCTTCACGCCGTACGAGATTCCTGCGGAATTCCGTAAGGATCAATGAGCGGGCCGATCTCAGAGCACGACTCGCGCATCGGACGCCCCTGGATCTGCTACACCTGCAACCGCACCGGAGATGCCATCGTCTGGGCGAGCTCGGACTCCTACGACGTGCGCGCGGCGGCCGAGGCCTCGCATGCGCTGGTTACTCCCGAATGCACGGGGCGAGTCCTGATGCGCAACGAACAATCGAACGCCCAGACGACACAGGAGCCTTAAAACTGAACGCACGAAGCCCGGCTGGAGGTGCCGGGCTCGGGGTCCGCAGGTCCACTCGTACCAACGGAAGGGGTGTACAGGGCAAGAGCGAGATGCGCAGTCAAAATCTCGCATGCTGAGACCTTTTGTGCCGCCAAGCACCCGAATAATAATGCCGTCAAGTCACAAAGCCTCGGACTGCCCTATTTGCGGGAATCACCCCGGAACCGTCGATGGCCGGCCGGGGGCGATTGCCGTATGTGTCGCTTGCTCTCGGGTTCTGGTCTGGCGGCGCGACCTATCGTTACGCCCGATAAACGAGCAGGAAATGCTATTGTTGAGCCCGGATGAGTTCGCCGCGGTCGGGCGCGAGCAAAGAAAAATCCGGCTTTGGGCTCCAATTGAGCCGATTGCCGCGTAAGCACTTGCTTTGCCGTTTCCGTTTGCCGCAATATAGCAATAGCGTCATGCGGGCATAATCGTGCCCGTTCCCTCCCACGGGCCCCTGGCCCGAGTTTTCTCTAAATCCCACATCGTGAAGATCAAAATCAGGGTTCTGAACCCGGCAAGCGCCGCGGTTGCTTACGTTTCGATTAAGAACGCTGCCAGGTACGTTGCGCGCGGCCGGGCCCGCTGGGACGGCGATCGCGCAATCCGATTTATCGAAGACAGCCACCAGCACGAGAGCGCGACGCGGGCGGCGGCACTGCAGACCAAGATCGGCTACGACGGAGTGGGGCGGATCAGCATGCGGGAAGTGCATCGCATCCCGGTGGTGATGCCGGCGCGACTGATCTATTTGCGGACCAGGGCTCAGGCGTGACGGACATGCGATTCAATGGACGACTCGCCGCGGCTCACCGAGGAGCACATCCGGAGGGAGTTGACGTCGCTGGGATTTCCGGCCAGCTTGGTTCACCCGCCGCTTGAGACCTTCAACCGCATGTTGTGGATTTTTCGTAAGCTGTTTCCCGAACTGCACAATCTCGTAAAGGAGCATAACGACCTTATGTCGGACGTATCTCAACTCACTCAAGATTTGGACAGCCTCAAGCAGGCGGTCACCGACGATCAGAACGCAATCGCCGCAGTGAAGTCGTTCGTCGATTCACAACAGACCGAGATCACGAATCTCGAACAGCAAGTCGCCGAGCTGCAGGCGGCCGGGACCGATCTCGATCTGTCCGGTCTCGAAGCCTCGATCGCGGCACTGAAAACACAGAACCAGGCGCTGAGCGCTATCCCCGATCCGGAACTCGAACAGTTCCTGAACAGTTTGGGCGAAAAGCACGTCCGGCTGGTGGCGGACAAAAACTTCATGTCGGAGATCGAGTTTCTCGACGAGCCCGACGTCAACAAGCGGTTCTTTCGGTATGGCACCGACAAAAGCATGATGCACAATCCCAAACAGGTCGCACCAGAGGAGCTGGCGACGGGGAACTGGCTGGAGAAGTGGGGTGGCTGGTAGCGATGACCACGAATAGCGCCTCGTCCATTACGTGCCCGAGCTGCGGGCGCACCAGCCACAACCCGAACGACGTGATCCATAAGTACTGCGGCGCCTGCCACAAATTCCACGAAGAAATGGGAAGTGCGATGACGCGCTGGGACACACTCGAGGTCTGCCGGGAGGAGATTAGCCCGATCCGCTCGGCGATCGCCAACTTCCTCAACGGCCGGGGCGGGGCAGTGTGGGCCAAGGATGCGGAGGGGATCTGGCGGCAACTGAAGCAGGCGAAGCTCGACCCGCAGGGCAACCCGACCGGAACAGACGATTATGAGCGGTGGTTTCTGCTGCGGGCGGCCGAGGTGCGCCAGTGAGCGCAACAGCCCGCGGTGTCGATTGGACGCCAGAACAGAAGAAATGGTTGATTGAGCGCTTCGCCGTGATCGCGCGGCCGATGATGATCGAATTCATGGGCCCTAACTCCTGCATCGCTGCCAGCAGGGTTACTGTAGAGTGCTTGCGCCTGATCGGCATCCCGGCCATTCCGGTCCCGACGAAGTTCGTGGTTCAGGTGCCGTCTATCGAGCGGGCATACGCCGCGGGGCTGACGTCGGAGGAAATGGCAACCGCGAAGACATCCCAGCGAATATGGGGCACCGGCTGGGAGGGCCACCTAGTGGTATTTGCTGACGATCGATATCTGCTTGACCCGTCCTTCGATGCTGCAGAGACGGCGCTCGCGCTGCCGGTCGATCATAAGGTTCAGATTTTCGACCTCGGGCAAAAGCCGGATCTGGAATACATGCACCTTGAAATGGTGGCGATCAGCGAGGAAGTGGGGCAGATCAAAATTCAATACGTCTCGACCCGGGACGAGAGCTACCAGGACACCGAAGCGTGGAACGACGAAGGGCTGCCGCTCCTGGCGACCGACATCCTACTGAAGATGCGGGGATCCCGATGAACAACAATCCGAACGACGTTGAGCTGGACCAATATTCGGAAGGGCGAAGCCATTACGCCGACGCGGCGAATCGCTGGAAGTATGCGAGAGTACCCGAACACACGGCACCCAGAGTTCGCCCAGCAGCGGTATGTCGGCAAGACCAAAGACGCGCTCACCATCAAGAACGACAGCATGGCAGATGTAGCGTTTTACGAATTCCTGCTTAACGTCCACAAGAACCTGTACGCAGTGATGAAAGGCGGATCCGGGATCTATGTCTTCCACGCCGACACCGAGGGCGTCAACTTTCGCAAGGCGCTGATCGACGCCGGCCTGAAGCTCGCGCAGTGTTGCGTGTGGGTCAAGCAAACGATGGTGATGGGCCGCCAGGACTACCACTGGCAGCACGAGCCGATCCTATACGGCTGGAAGCCGACCGATTCGCACCGCTGGTACTCGGACCGGAAGCAGACCACGGTGTGGAAGTTTGATCGGCCGATGCGCAGCACGGATCACCCGACGATGAAGCCCGTTGCGCTGATCGAATATCCGCTCACCAACAGCAGCAGGCAGGGCGACGTCGTGCTGGATCTGTTCGGTGGCGGCGGCTCCACTTTGATCGCGTGCGAGAAAACCGCTCGCCGCGCGCGTCTCATGGAAGTGGATCCAGTTTATTGCGACGTAATCATCCAGCGCTGGCAGAACTTCACCGCGAAGACAGCAATGCTCGACGGCCAGCCTTTTGACGAGGTAGGCCGTGGCCGCGAAGTCCAAGCAGCGTAAGCCGGGAAAGCCAGAGGCCGAAATTGATCTCAACGAACTGGTCCAGCTTTGTACGTTGCGCTGTACGGACGAAGAGATTGCCGCATTCTTTAAGGTCGACGTGCGAACGATCGAGCGCCGGCGGAAGAAAGATCCGGCGTTTCGGGATGCGGCCGAACGCGGGCAGTCCATCGGTAAGCTCTCGCTCCGAAGGTGGCAGCGGGATCTGGCATCGAAAGGCAACGCCACCATGCTGATCTGGTTGGGTAAGCAGGACCTGGGCCAGCGCGAGCCGACCGGCGTTCTCGAGTTACATACCGATCGCCTCGAAGAATTGAAGAAAGCGTTTACGACGCCGCTGCCGGATGCCGATGCTCCTGAATAGGCATGCTCTCCCCGTTCTGCTCAAAGGCAAGGCGTTTTGTTGCCAGGGATCCAGCCGACGACGCGTTCATCAACATTCTCGAAGGTTCAATTCGCTCCGGCAAGACCTGGGCGATGATCCCGAAGTTACTTGTCCTCTGTAGCTACAAAGTCCAGGGCAAGCGAGTCATCTTAGGCGTTTCGAAGCAGACGGTCTACAACAATGTCCTCTCCGATCTGTTCGACTTCGTCGGTACCGAGAATTACGATTACAACCGCCAGACCGGCGACCTGTCGATATTCGGGGTTCGCTGGATCGTCATTGGCGCAAAGGATGAGGGGTCCGAGAAGTACATCCGCGGGCTCACCGTCGGCATTGCTTACGTGGACGAGGCAACTTTGATCCCGCGCAGCTCCTTCCTGATGTTGCTCAGCCGCATGTCGCATCACGCCGCGCGCCTCTACGCCACGACGAACCCGGACACGCCGTTTCATTTCCTCAAAGTGGACTATCTCGACAGCAAGGAAATGCGGCAGAGCGGGGACGTGTGGAGCGAGCATTTCACGCTGCGCGACAACCACAGCCTCACGCCGGCCAAGGTGCGGCAGTACGAACGGATGTATCACGGCGTTTTCTACCAGCGTTTTATTCTCGGCCGCTGGGTGATCGCCGAGGGCTCGATCTACCGCGATTGCTGGCAGGAAGACAAGCTGCTGTACGACCAGGTGGATGAGCCGGTCGGACTTCGTGGCCAGGGCGGGCACGTTCGACGCTGGATCACGATCGACTACGGCACCGTCAACGCTTGCGTGTTTCTCGATTGGTACGACGATGGGAAGCTGTTTTACCTGGTGAACGAGTATTACTGGGACTCGGTCGCACAGGGCCGGCAGAAGACCGACAGCGAGTACGCCGAGGATCTGATCACGTTCATGGGGCGGGGTGCCGCGGCGGAAATCATCGTCGATCCCTCGGCCGCTTCGTTCAAGCTCGAACTTTCGAAGCGCGGGCTGTGGGTGAGCGATGCCAAGAACGAGGTAATTGACGGGATCCGGCTTACCTCAACGGCGCTCGGCAATGGCCTAATCCGGATCAATCGCACCGCCTGTCCGGTCACCTGCCGGCAGATGCCGAACTACGCCTGGGATGAGAAAGCCAAGCAGCGCGGCGAAGAAAAGCCTTTGAAGCAAATGGATCACACCTGCGACGGGTTTCGCTATTTCTGCGAGACCTGCATCGATCCCTGGAGGATGGCAGCGTGAGCTCGGCCAGCCGGCGTCGTCGGCGTGAAACAGAGCGGCTGCATCGCCTCGCCGCTCCCGCGGCCGGACCGGCCGCGATGGCAGATGCTGTAGCGGCCGCTGTTCTTGATAAAGAGAGTGGCGGGATTAAAGCGTCGCAAATCGGCATGCTGCTGGCCTCGGCCGGCCAGGACAGCTACTCGAATCCCATCGCGAAGTTAGGCTTTGGCACGCGCAACCTGGTCGAAGCCGGCGACTATCCGCTGACCCGCATCAGCAACGATTACATGCTGATGTTGGCGTTGTACCGAAGCCACTGGATCATCCGAAAGGTGATCGATGTGATGGCCGAAGACATGCTGAAGGAGTTTCCGCACGTCACCGCCGAGATGGATCCGAAGCGGATCAAAGATTTCGATCGCGTGGTGTCGGACACCGCGACTGAACAGAAGCTGCTCGAAGCTCTGAAATGGAGCCGGCTGTTCGGTGGCTCAGTCGCCATCATTGCGATCGAAGGCGCGAGCGACCTCAAAAAGCCGCTGGTCATAGACGATATTCTGCCGGGCACCTACCGCGGGCTGATTGTGAAGGATCGCTGGAGTGGCGTGTTTCCGGAGTCGGAACTTGAGACCGACATGAACGACCCGGCCAGCTATGGGCTGCCGAAGTTCTATCGCTGCGATACCGAAGAGGGCGGGGAATCAGTGATGGTCCACCATTCGCGGCTCTTACGGTTCACCGGCCGCGAGCTGCCGGCGTGGGAAAAACAGGTCCAGATGTATTGGGGACTGAGCGAAGTGGAGCTGGTGTTCGATGAGCTTCGCAAGCGCGACTATGCTTCCTGGAGCATCGTGAGCCTGCTTTCGCGCGCCAACATCCTGGCGATGAAGGAGACCCAACTTGCGCAGGCGCAATCCGGAGCCCTGGTCAGCAACGACGCCTTTAACCGATACACACAGCGGATGCAGGCGATCTCGGACACGCTGAGTAACCAGGGCATTCTGGTGCTGCCGAACGAGGGTGGGCTCGACAATCACCAATACAGTTTTGGCGGCGTTGCCGATGTCTATAGCATGGGCATGCTGGATGTGGCGGGCGCCTGCGAGATCCCGGTGAGCCGACTGTATGGCCGGACCATCACTGGGCTCGGGGCGACCGGCGAAGGCGATCTGCAGATCTACTACGACACCGTCGAACAGAAACGCCGGCGCGAATTGCGCCCGCAGATGAATACGCTCGTGAAGGTACTTGCGATGAGCACCTGGGGACAAGTTCCAGACGATCTGGATTACGAGTTCCCACCAGTGCGCACGCTCACCGATAAGGATCGGGCCGAGCTCATCGAGCGCAGTTCGAAGCCGATCCTGGAGGGGTTCAACGCGCAGCTATTTGGACGGAAGACGGCGCTGCGGATGTGGCGATCGCTCGACAACGAGGTGGGCACGCCCACGCAGATCACCGACGAAATGATCGAAGATGCCGACGACGACGTCCAGCCGGCCGGCGAGCTCGGGTTCGAGAATCCGCTGCTGCAGGGGAACGACGACGAAGAAGAACCTGGCGGCGAAGAAGATGGCGCGAAGAGACGCCTGCAGGTTGTGAAGTAACCATCCCCGCTTATGTCCTCCCCAATCATGAAGTACTTCGAATATGCGCACCTGCCGGAGAAGCTGCAGGAGGTGAGCAAGCCCATTGGCGAGCTCGCTAAGGCGATGGATGAATCGCTGCCTGACTGCGCCGAAAAGAGCGCCGGCTTGCGGAAGCTGCTCGAAGCCAAAGACTGCTTAGTTCGCGCCCAACTATCGTGACCAGCTTCGACGACAAGAATCCGATCAAACGGATTCTCGGCGCTTACCAGCGCGATCTGACGAACTACGTGGACGAATTTCTGCCCGTATCCTTTCGCGACATCCCGGGCCTCGCGCCGGCGTTCGAAGAGCGTGCTCGCCAGATTGCCTCGCGCATGATCCTGCGAGTCGTACAGGTGAATGCGCGGAGCTGGCGAGAGGCGGCGCGGCGGACCATGCAGGGCCGCAAGATCTACGAGGCTCTCCTCGGCGACCTGCGCGGGCCCGTCGGCCGAGGAGTCGAACAGATCATCGCGCAAAACGCACAGTTGATTTCCAGCATTCCCGACAAGCTTCGCGTGGAAACATCGCGGTATGCGCTGGAACAGTATGCGCGCGGCACGCGCAGCGAAGAGGTGGCCAAGCAGGTGAAGCGGCGATTCCCTCAGCTCGCCAAAGCCCGGGTGGACCTGATCGCGCGCACCGAGGTGAGCAAAGCGAGCACCGCCATCACGAAGGCTCGCTCGGAAGATATCGGCATTTCGATTTATCAGTGGTCGACGTCGGAAGACGCCCGGGTGCGGCTATCGCACCGGCTGATGGACAAGGTGATTGTGTATTGGAGCGATGCGCCGTCTCCGGAGGCGCTGGTGGGAGAGAAATCGTCGCTCGGCCACTATCATGCCGGCGATTGTCCCAACTGCCGTTGTACGCCGTTACCGGTGGTCGACCTGCGCGAGATCGCCTGGCCCGCACGTATGTATGCCGGCGGCCGGATCCAGCGCGTCACGCTCGCGCAGTTCAAGCGCCTGAATAGCCTGCCGATCGCGGCATAAGAAAGCCATAGTTATGGCACGCCTCGCCTATCACGCATCACAGATCTCCCCGGACAAGCCCAGCCAGTTCGAAACCCAGGAGGGCTATCGGATTTACAAGAACGTCCCGATCTGCCGGACGGGCTTCCAGGAGTACGTCGGCTCGGAGATCAAAAAGAACCCGACCTATGACCCGGCGTGGAACATCGGCGACGACGACGTTGTGAAGGTCTACCGGCCGGTGGATGAGGTGACCGATCCGGTGACGCTGGCCAGCTTCGAGGGCAAGAGCGTGCTCGACGAGCACCCGCCCGAGCATATAGCCATCGTCCACACAGAGAACGATTACGAATACAGCAAGGGCCACGTGCAGAACGTGCGGATCGGCCCGATGCTGACCGATGGCGAGACGCCGCTTATTGCAGATCTCTACGTCAAGCACCTGGCGCTCAACGACAAAATCGATTCCGGTATCCGCGAAGTTTCGAGCGGATACATATTCAAGCTCGGCCGGATGCAAGACGGCACGCTTGTGATGACCAAGATCCGTGGCAACCACGTCGCGGTAGTTCCGAAAGGCAGAGCGGGTTCGGAGATCAGTATCCGGGATGCAGCTCGGCCCGAAATCAAAAAGGAGAAATACAAGGTGAAAAATTTACGCCACTTAATCGGGCTCGGTCTTAAAGAGTACGGCAAAGACGCCAGCCCGGAAGAATTCGCTGAAGCAGCCGCCAGGGTAGGCGCTGCCCATGATGCCGCTCCCGCCGACAAGGGAACCGCTGGCGTGGCGCTCGATTCAGCAGCCATCCAGACCATGATCGACAAGTCGCAGGACGCGCTGATCGCCAAGCTCAAAACGGTGATGGCCAAAGACGCGATGCCGGATCTCGAAGAGGTGAACGATTGCGACAAGAGCGCGATCGGCGATGCCGACGACGACGAGGATGACGACGAGGAAAAGAAGAAGAAAAAGGAAGCTGCCGCCAATGACGATGCCAACGTGCTGGAGCTCGAAGGCGACGAAAAAGGCGATAGCGTCCTCAATGCACTCGGCGGCGCGTCCGATTCCGCAAAGTTCCTGAAGGCCATCAAGCCGGCAGTGGCAGCCAGCAAAGACAAGGCCGTCCGGGATGCGTACAACGCGCTCGTGCGGGCCACGCGCGGGGAAGCGCCGCATGGCAACTCGGCCTACGACAAATTGGCGCGCAGCCGCAGCGAGGCGCACGACAAGGCAGCGAGCCACGGTAAGGACGCCGGCGCACCCAACGCGGAGCCGGATATCGATCCGATGAACTTCTTTGTCGGAAAGAGCTTTGCCGACGGACAAAAAGCATACGACCAGTACCTGGAAAAGAAGAGGGCAGCAGCCTAACTCGATTCCCTAGAACGCAGCAGCACATTCAGAACAAGGAGAAAAGAAAAAGCTCATGCCCGCAACTTTCATCCCGGTAACCGGACTCAACCTGGGGCCCGTTGGCGCGATCTCGCAGCAGGATTTCTCGCTGCGCACGCCCCGCCAGGTCCGGCCCGCCGACACCCTCAATCTCAAATTCGGCGAAGCGGCCGTGTTGAATCTCGACAACACGTATTCGAGCGTCGCGCAGTTCATCCTCGGCGGCGGCACCTTCACCGCAACCATCCCCATGGGGATCGCGGTCGCCAACACCCGCACCAATGGCACCTTCCCGCTGGCCGGCGGCCAGAACACGCCAGGCGGCTTCTATGCGCCCGGCAACGAGGCCGACGTTGCCACTGTCGGCACTGTGAACGTGCAGATTAACAACGGGACGCCTCCGGGCGCTGGCTCGCCGGTTTATGTCCGCAAGGTGCTCAACGGAGCCATTCCGGCCGGCGTCGTCGGCGGATTCGAAGCGGTGGCGGATAGCACCAACACCGTCGCTCTGACCAACGTAGTGTTCAAGACCGGGATCATCGGGCCCGATGGGACCGCACAGGTGTGCATTCTTGCCCGGCAGATGGCGTAATCGCCGCCCACGCAGAAGGAGAAATCAATAGACATGATTACGAAACGGTACTTACAAAACCTCGCTGCACTGAGGGCCGGCATTTCGCTGGACGCAGGAGCGCAGATCTCGACCGGACAGATTTTCCTCGAATCGGAGCTGAGCAAAATCGATCCGGTCTTGCGTCTGCCGCTCGAAAATTACACCTACTTCCGCGACATCCCAACGCCCGTTGGTGGCGGATGGATGGATTATGAAATCGCGCGCAACGTCGATTTCCGCGGTGCGCAGGATAACGGAACGGGGACGCAGTCCAACGACATTCGCGTGCTCGAATACAACATGAGCCAGGACACCTGGCCCACGATTCCGTACCAGGTGAACGTGCGGATTCCGCTGGTGGACTCGCTGAAGCTGGCGGCCGCCAACCGCTCGCCGCAGGACCTGCTCGACAAGGCCGTCCGGGTGGACTGGAACAAGTCGCTCGACAAACGGGTATACACCGGTATCCTCGGCAACTCCGGCATGGTGAACAACGCGCAGATCACCGCGCAGACCATGCCCGCCACCGGCACCGGTCCGTCACCGCTCTGGTCGACCAAGACCCCGGTGAACATCTACGACGACTTCAACACCATGTCCTATACGGCTTGGATCAATGCCGGCGCATCGCCCGCCGCGATCCCCAACCGGTTCCTGGTCGCCGCATCGCGCTGGCAGTCGCTCAACCAACCGATGGTGATTGGCGGTGTCGGCGTCGCGATGAGCGTGGCCGAGTACATCAAGAAATACGGCTTTGCCGCCAACTTCGGCGTAGACATCGAAATCTACCCGCTGCCGGTGTGGCTCGAAACCGCAGGCGCGAGCGGCACCAAGCGCCTCATCGCCTATCGCTTCGATTCGGACTGCCTCAGCTTCTCGCTGCTGCAGAACATCATGCGCCAGGGCGGCCCGCTGTCGATTCAAGCCGGCGCGTTCCTGATGACGTACGTCGCCAACACCGGCGTCGTCAAAGTGAACCGGCCCCAGACCATTAACTATTGGGACGGCTACTAAGCCGTCTCACCCAATTCCCACTTAGGAGACACACCATGCCAAACGTCATCGCACGTAAGCCCTTTCGCCTGAAGAGTCAGGATCCTCCGGAAGAATTCGAGATCGCTGTCTCGTTCACTCCGCAGTTCGTTCCGGATCAATTCACGAAAGATCCGATCTACGAATGGGCGAAGAAGGACGGGGACATCATGGAAGACCCGAACTCGGTAACGCCGCCGGCAGCCACTGACCCAGGCGCCGAGTCGAAGGACAAAGCAAAGAAATAGAGCGATGGCCGAGCCAGACCTCGACGCGTTCTTTGCCCAGCTGTGCAGCGAGGGCGGCTACGATACCGGCGCAATCGGGTATCCGCTGCTCTCGCTGGCCTCTGGCGCTGTTTACGGGACCAATCCGCCGTACACGGTGACGGACTTTCTGCTGCTCTATCCAAAGTTCGGCGGCACCCCGACGTTCACGACCGCGACGTTCACCCAGGGCACGGCAGTGCTCACCGTCGGAAGTGCTGCAGGCCTCGCCATCGGCCAGCTCGTCGCGGGTGCCGGCATTCCAGGCGGCGCGACCATCATCGCCATCTCCGGGACTGATATCACGATCTCGGCAGACACTACCGCCGCGGCGGGCGCAGGGCAGACAATCGCCATCTTCACTAATCCGTTGGTCTCGCTCTACGTCATGAATCTCTACATCGCTCTCGCGTCAGCGAGCCTCCTGCAGGCGCGCTGGGGCGATTCCTGGGTCTTTGCCATGGGCCTCTTCGTGGCGCACTATTGCACGCTCTGGCTGCGCTCGGATGGCGGCGTCTATACGACTGCCGGCGAGGCTGCCGCCTCCGGGGTGCAGCAGGGAATCGCGGTCTCGAAAACGGTGGGCCCGGTCTCGAAGACGATGTCGCTGCTCGGCGGCCTAGAGTCCTGGGGCACGCTCAATCTAACCTCCTACGGAATCCAGCTCGCGAGCATGGCAAATATCGTCGGCATGGGCCCGATCTACGTCTTATGAGCGTCAAGGTCACCAAAGACAACACCGCGAAGATCCTGAAGGCGATCAGCGACCTGGCGAAGAAAGATGTGCTGGTCGGCATCCCCGAAGCGGCCGGCGAACGGGAGGGCGGGATTACCAACGCGCAGCTCGGCTATCTCCAGGAGAACGGATCACCAACCAACAAGATCCCGCCGCGGCCATTTCTGATTCCGGGCGTCCAGGGCGCGCAGGCGTTGATTGCCGAGACGCTGGGCAGCGGCGCGATGTCGGCGCTCAGTGGGGACGCCGCAGCTGGCGAGAAGTCGCTGCAGGCGGCTGGCCTGCTCGGCCGCAACGCTGTGGTGCGGAAGATCAACACCGGACCGTTTGCTCCGAATGCTCCCCGAACGATTGCCGCCAAGGGAAGCGACAAGCCGCTCATCGACACCGGCGAACTTCGGAAGTCGATCACGTATGTGGTGCGCAACAAATAGCCAATGCCGCTGCTCGATGTATCCGATGTGCTGGATGATCCCGACTTTGCCGACAGCTTCGTTTGCGCGCGGCAAGTGCAGTCGGTGGGTACCGATGGCCTGGCCGTGAATACGCCGACGTCCATCCCGTTTAACGGCGTGCCGACCAGCGACAAGGGCGATCAGCTGCTGCGCCAGGCTGAGGGATCGAACATCGCCGGGACCATCATGATTCACACGCACTTTGTGTTGCGCGCCGGCCGCGATGGCTACGACGCGGATGTGGTGACCTGGGCCGGGCGGAAGTTCACCGTCACTGACGTATACGATTACTCGCGGTTTGGGGCGGGCTTTGTGAGCGCGCGTGCCGAACTGATCCCGCTGTCGGGAGGCACCAATGCCTGATTCCTCGACTGGCGGCTACCTCATCCCGGTATCGGGAGATCTCTATAACCAGGGCGGTTACGGCGAGGGCGGCTATGGCAGCCTGCCGGCGCCTGAATACGACACCGACATAGAAGCCATCCTGCAAAAGCTGATCGTGGGACTGACCGGCCTGCCTGGCGATCTGGTGCGGCCGAGCTGGCAGCCGAATGTCCCGAAGAATCCCGAGCCTGGCATCAACTGGTGCGCGATCGCGGTCCAAACCATCGCGCCCGATGCTAATGCCTATCTCGCACACAGTGGTACCGACGAAGGCTCGGACACACTGAAGCGGCATGAACAGATCGACGTCCTGCTCACCTTCTATGGCGCGCAGGGCCAGCAGTACGCCGCGCTCGCTCGCGACGGCTTCCAGATCGCGCAGAATAGCGAATTCCTCAGGCAGAACAATATGTCCTTCCGCGGCGTGGATGTGATGCGGTCGGTACCGGACCTGGTGAATAAGCAATGGGTGCGCCGCTATGATTTCATCCTCTCGCTACGGCGTGAGGTGATTCGCACTTATGCCATCCGCAGTTTGCTTTCGGCCGAGTTGGAAATCATCGCCGATAGCGTTCCCGTCCTCATCGAAACGATCGACGTTTCGAATCCTTAACCCTTTGGAGATGAAATCAACATGCCAGCTCTCGCGGTAAGCGACCTTGTCAATGTAACGATCAACCTCTCGCCGCAAGCGGCGGCCGTGCGCAGTTTCGGCGGGCTTATGCTGCTCGGAGCCAGCGCGATCATCGATACACAGGAGAGATTTCGCAAATACACCACTCTGGCGGCCGTGGCGTCCGACTTCGGCACCGCTGCGCCCGAGTACATCGCGGCAGTGCTCTTCTTTAGCCAGAGCCCCACGCCGAGCACGCTCTATATCGGCAGATGGGCGCAGTCTGCCACCTCCGGCACCTTGCGCGGCGGCGCGCTGACGCCTTCGCAGCAGGCGCTCGCGAATTTCACTGTCGTCACGACCGGAGCGATGAGCATCACCGTCGACGGCGTCGTGAAGAACCTGGCGACGATGAATTTTTCGGGGGTGACCAATCTGAACGGGGTTGCCGCGATTATTCAGACCGCGCTCGCCTCCTCGGCCACCTGTATTTGGAATCCGGTCTATAACCGTTTTGAGGTGACCTCCACGACCACCGGGGCGAGCTCCACCGTCGCGTTTGCGGTGGCGCCTGGCAGCGGCACTGATATCTCGCAGCTGGTCGGGCTGCGTTCGACCAACGGTGGCTACACCGTGGCCGGCATCGTCGCAGAAACGATGCTCTCTGCGGTCCA